GGAGAATTTATGGGATATACATTACCAAGATGGAAAGATCCACAAAGAAAGAGAAATATACATATAAGTCATTTAGATAAATCATATTGTTGGTATTATGATTTAGATTTAAATGACTTTGAATTTATAGTTAATAAAGTAAATAATAATATAAATTTAAATGATAATGAGAATGATAGATTTGGCAAATATCTATATACTATTTGTTATATAGTCTTAGAGAATAAGAAATTTAAGAATAAGAATGGATTAGAGAAAGCTGAACTAATTGAACAAGCAATGTATGAATTAATGACTGGATTGAAGTATTATAATCCCAATAAGGGTAAATTATATTCATTCTTATATAGATGTTGTTATGTTGCCTATTGTCATTATTATACATTTAAGAATAAAGAGAAAGAAGAACAAGATAAGATTGTAGCTCATGTTAAAGAAGAAATTGATGATTACTATTATGAATTTAGTACTCATAAAGTAAATACACAGAATTATGGAGACTAATAAAGATGTTAACAACGAAGATTAACTTTGTTCCAATGGACTTTGGTGGATGTGGTTCTTATAGAATTAAATATCCAGGATTTGCATGTTATAATAAAGCTAAAGTAAATATATCTACACCAATGATGTATAATAGTTATGGACAAGAATTCATTTATACACAAAGAGTATGTAATAAAGATGTATTTAATACTTTAATGCCACTTAAAGATAAAGGAATTAAATTTGTTATAGACTACGATGATTGTCTATGGAGAGAATTACCAAATTATAATAAATGTGATATTCATTATGAAGATAATTATAAAGGTATGAAAGAATATCTTGATAAATTTGCATATAAAGTCACATGCACTAATGAATTCTTAAAGAAAGATTTAAGTGAATTTGTAAATGAAGATAAGATTATAGTCATGCCAAATTGTCTAGATTATACTAGATGGAGATTTAACTATATTAAGCCATCAGATAAGATTTCATTCTTCTATGCAGGTAGTCCAACACATTATGATGGAAAGAATTATGGTGACTTTAGCAGTGGACTTGTCCACTATTTACAGAATAAGACTATATATGGAATGGGTCATTTACCAGAATTTATTAAAGGCAAAGTATTAACAAATTGGGTTGATATTGATTTCTATCCATCTGTATTCTATCAATGTGCAGTTAATAGTAAATTTATCATTGCTCCTTTAGCAGATAATTACTTTAATAAGTGTAAATCAGATTTGAAATATATAGAAAGTTGTGCAGTTGGTAGAGTATGTCTTGTATCAGATTTCCCTGATTGTCCATATTCAGCAGTTGCACATGAATATCAGAAGATACCATTAAATAGTACAGCAACAGCAATTAACTATATTGTAGAACGTGCCAATGAACATTATGATGAAATTATTGAGCATCAATATAAAGTATTAAATGAACGATGGTTGGATGCTAATAAATACTTACAGATATTTCAGTAATATACAATAATCTCCTATAATAAAGAAAGTCTCTAGAGGGTTGCTCTAGAGACTATTATTATTTCCTTGTCAGATTAAGATTACATTGATACTAGATTTGCTGTGTTGTCCTTGATGCAGACATAAGCACAACCTCTAGGTTCAACAATACCTGCAACTGCAGCAATTGCCCAACGAGTCTTATTTGTACCTGCGAATACGTCTACTGCACGACCTTCGTGAAGAGTGATACCATCTGGAGATGTGACTCTTGATTCAGCATTAGACCAGTCTAATTCTGGAAGAGCATCAAATTCGAATGCACCATTTACACGGAAGATACCAGTGAAGTATACACCTGCCTTAATTGGGTTAGCTAATTTCTTAGTTGCCAAGTCAGATAGAGCGATATTGTCACCATCAATGTCACATGCTTCACGAGTTCCATTACCAATGAAGTCAGTCTTACGAACCTTAACTGCACCAGAAGTTGCATCTTCGATTGCGATGAATGCCTTCAATGCAGAAGTCTTAACACCAACCATGTCAGTTGCATATACACCAGCGATGAACAATGGAGTACCTGCTGGAATATCTTCAGTGACACCATTCAATGTCAATGTATCATATTCGTCACCAGTTGCATAAGAAGTGACTGTTGCAGATGCTAATTCTGCTGCCAAATCTTCAGAAATTTCAATTGTTGGCATACCTTGCTGAGCACGAACTTCAGCCTGACCAACCATACCCTTTAGACCTTTCTGGAAGCGTGGTTCTACATCACCAGCTGGGGTAAATCCTTTACCACTTGACTGCATGATAGATTCAACCATTGGGTCAACGAATGCGAACTGTGGTTCACTAGAAATTGATTCTAGATAGTTAGAAGCCTTGAATAGAGGAAGCCAACCAGTACCAACGAATGCAGTATTCTGAAGACCAATATCATCTGTCAATACAGACTGTACTAGACCTTTAGCAACCTTCTCACCGTATGGCTGAGCAATTTCCTTATCCCAGTTAAGGTCAGTGACTTTCTCTAATAGATTTGTATTAACCTTAACATTACCAATCTTAATAGACTTTGTGACTTTACGTTCGATTACATCTTCAGAACCAGTTGCTGAGATGTCCATACCTTCAACGTATTCACCAGCATCACGAATAACGAATTCGTAAGACTGTCCATTACGCTTACCAACCAACTGATCTTTACAATAGTTCTTAGAACCTACTGTTAAATATGGAGCTGCTTCTGCAGAACGGATTAGAACGAGTTCAGCTCTCTTATTTGTCTTAATATCATTTGCCATAATTTATATTCTCCTTGAATGAATTATCTACGCTTATTCTTACGTAGGAAATTGTTAATTGAATTTATACTAGATAATAGAGATACTTCATTGTCACTATTACCAGCACCTGATTGTGTAATTTGCTTTCCAATAATAGGAATGTTATTCTTTACAGGATTTACATGTTCATTTACATGTTCATTTGCTGTGGTTGTTGATTGTTCTACCTTAGATACATTATTCTTTGAATTATAATAGTTATCAAGGATTTCTTCAACTACTTTAGCAGTATTTCTTTCTAGAGTAATAGGATCTTTAATGACTGCTCTTGAATAACGATTTGATCTAAAGATTTGAGGCAACCATTTATCTGAATTTGTCATCAATTCTCTTAATACAATAGGATATTCATTTACAGTATCTAGATAACTAAAGATTACATTCTTATTATCAAATTCATGAACTGCATCAGCAAATGCTTTACCATCTTTCATGATTAGTGCATTATAATCTTCTAGTTCTTGACCTTGAAAGCATCTTTCGGTAATAATTCTGTCATTCTCAATATCTTGTTGTAATTGTTCTTGACGAATTCTTTCAACTTCATGTTGCATATCACGTTCTTGTAATTTCCAATTAGTATATGCATCATAATTGATATTACCGTCTTTATCTTTAAAGTCTTTAGATTGTAATCCTTTATATTTCTCTAAAGCTTCCTGTAGTTCTTTAACTTTAGCTTCAGCTTCTTTACGACGCTGCTTCTCTCTGATATAAGCATAATCTCTTTGTTCTTTATGATTCTTCTTGCTCTTATCAGAATTATCTTTCTTTCCATCTTCAACTTCAGTAGTCTTAGGCTCATCACTTCCTGCTGCCTTAGCAGCTTTGTTAACTTCTTCTGTAGTAGATTGACCGTCTTTATTATTGGGATTGGCAGCTTTATTACTATCAGTCTGTTCAATCTTAGTAGTATTGTCAGGAGAATCGACGTTAATTTCTTCTGATTTAGGAGATTCTTCTTTAACTTCTGATGATGAGTCATTGGTTAATGATTTATCTTCAACTACATTATTGTCTTCCTTTGTATCATCTTTGGACAAATAAGACATTGCTTGTTCTGTTGTCATTGACATGTGACAGCTCCATGATCCAGTGTGTTGATGATTGTATAGAACCACTGTTATTCATATACAATATAATATTTAGTGTAGTTATGGAGCCAAAGAGAATCGAACTCTTCCACTATCCTTGCAAAGGACGGTCGCCAGCCTTGGAACATGTGGTCCCTTATAGAGCACTAATCCAGATTCGAACTGGAAATTTCACTTTGGTAAAGTGACTTGTTGCCATTACAATATAAGTGCTTGAAAGTATATAGTATTCTTAACTATATACTATAATTAGAGATTTGAATTATACTTAGAATCCTTGACCAACATAAGGCTTCTTATCATTTAAGAATTTACCTAATGAGTCACTATTCATAAATCTTGCTGCTCCTTCAGGTGTGACATTAGG